GTTAAAAAAGCTGATGCAAGCGTCTTGAAGGAGGCAGTAAAGAGAGGATATCCATCAATTACTTATGGGGCCTCAACAGGTATGATAAAGAGTGTATCAGTTTCCTCGAACGTCAGCAATCAGGTCAGTCAAACTATATTAATTGCTTCAAATGCGAGAAGAGACAACCCGCAAGACACAGGGACTACGGCAGATCAATTTGAAGAAGTAACAGTTGTGCCTGCAACTGTGACCGTTGAAATGCTAGGAAATCCTTTAATTCAGCGAGGAAACCAAATCTATATTGACTTTGGGACAGGTACTACTCTTGATAATATCTACACTGTCAAGTCTGTCAAACATAATATTAGTGCAGGTGATTTTTCTACATCTGTAGAGCTAATATTCGGTGGACAAGGCAACATTACGTCTCTCAGAGAAAAAATTATTGCTGGCATCGACGCACTAAGCTAAATTGTGTAAAGCAATACTTATTGAGTTTATTATATGCACATGCATTACTATAGCCTTATTAGCCCTAAAGACTGCAATTTTGATTTAAGCTGTGACATTTTAGGTAAAAGTTTTAAAGTGGACAGATCATCAGAAAACATAATTGATGATGCGCTCCTAGAAAAGATTATTTTAATAAACAGGCTTGACTTTGTACCTGTTTCTCAAAAATACAAAAAATTGCTCACGTCTTTAAACAGCAAAAACTTAAACGTGGCTTCGCTGATAGGTAGTAGAAAAATAAAAGAGTCAACACAGGACTTTAAAAAACTACTAAGTAGAGATATTAGCGACTATTATTTTAAAGTTCTGCGTTCACGTTACGCACTAACTGAGAGCTTAAGTTCAGCCAACTATGATCACACTACGACCCTAACAGGTAGAATGAAGATTACAGGAGGCGAAAACTATCTCACGATGAAAAAGTCAGAGAGGCTCACTCTAAAAAAGAACCCTGATAATTTTCTTATTGAAATCGATGTTAAATCATGTGAGCCGGCTCTTTTAAATGCACTACTATACGGAAAGACTGAAGGTGATATTTACGCACTTTTTTGTGAAGAAGGCATTCCAAGGGCAAAGGTAAAGATAGCTGTAATATCTTCTTTGTATGGATCTAAAATTGATAGAGTATGCAGTCTCTCTGGTTTGACCAAGTCAACAATTAAGAAAATTCACAAGCATTTTCAGATTGATAAAATAACAAAAGACCTGCAAGACACTTTTCAAAAAGACGGCTACTTTCGTAATCTTTACGGACGACCAATTTATGAAATCAACTCACCTATCAACTACTGGCTGCAATCTTCAGCTGCAGACTATTGCTGTTTAGCTTTTAAAAGCTTGATTGATACTAATAGTTTGACTCTGCGTGCTGTAATTCATGATGCAATAATTATTGAAGTACCACCTGAAAAGCACGAAGAGGTCAAGCAAATTCGCAGTGTGGTAGATCCAATCACAGGGATTAAATTACTAGTTGATAATGCTCGTATCGCTTAATATATAGTAATATGAAAAAGACAAATGAGCTGAACTTGACTGTCGGAACTGGTCTTGCTACTTCTCCCTACTTAAAGAGAGCAGCAAGCCACAATGGCGGAATGACAAATTCAGCTGACAATACTTTCGGTGGTGTCTACATGTCAAGAGTTAATAAAGGGTATGAGTTAGAAGAAGAAGAATACATCGAAGACGAGGAATTAGATCAGATTCTTCAGGAATTTGATATAAAAGGCATCGGAAGGTCAGTTTTTTATTCAATACCCGGTATTGGTGATGCTGCTGCAGCGATAAGTTTTCTTTGGTCTTATTTTGGCCCGTTTGGTTTGAGAGCACAATTAGAAGGGTTTACTGAGAAGCTAAGTAAATTATCTCAAATTGATCTAGGCGAAGACTTTTTAGAAGCAGAAGGCGGTGATACTGAAGATTCAGATGAAAAATTAGACTACCTTCTAGACGAAGTTGTGTATAGAATGACACATTTACAAGATATGCCACAGCTAAACGTAAGCTATGAAGACATACTTGTTCTTCAGAAAGAATGGGATGACATTAATGATAAAATGCGTGACATTCTTGTTGATTTTATCGGATTTATTGATATGTTCACGCAGCAAGGGTTTGTTCTTAATGCTGCTATATCCGTAACTGAACCTGAAGATCTGGCAGACTTTATTACAAGAGAGTACTCAGACTTTATAAATCAGCTGAACGATTCAGGCAAGAAAAGCATGATTTATAACATTGCCAAAAAGACTCTGCAAATGCTCTCTAAGCCTCTAGACTACATGGGTAATTTAGACTTACTTTTTAATGTTGAAAAGCTCAATCGCTTAAGCAAAGTCAACATTATTTTTAGTCACTTTAAAGATGTAGAATCTAAAGAAGAGATGGCGGCTTTAGGATTGAAGCAAGGTAGGCTGTCACAGGCTGTTTCTTCAGCAGTTGCTTCTCAAGGCGTGCCCGAAGAAGAAAGAGAAGATAAAGAAAACCTGGTAACAAGAACTTTTCAAAAGGTGCTTAGCATACTGACTGAGCACAATGTTTCACTTGCTGAGTTGTATGAGGATGATGAATACTATGATGACCTACTCCTCTCAGCAGGCGAAGAAGATGAATTAGGCGAAGAAGAAATAGAAGAGATGTCAGCCGGCGGTGTAGCCGGGCCTGCAGTGCCTTTAGGTAAAAATGCCAAGGGCGAAGATGTGAGCAGATCAGACATCGACGACTTCCACAACTTTGCCAGAAAATCTTATGGGCAGAACAAATAAGTTTTGTACATAAAACCAGTGCATGTTAATATAGTCCATGCGTTACACACAAACTAAACATTAAACATTAAGTAATGCAATTTAAATATTGAAGGAGTAAATATGTCAATTGATTTTGAAGCAATCAAGCGCAAGCTTGATAGACTTAGCGGTAACAACAGAAGTAGAAACATCATGTGGCGCCCCATCGAAGGTGAAGAGCATACAGTACGTCTGATTTCTTTTCCTGACAATGACGGTCAGCCATTCAAAGAGCTTCAGTTCTACTATAACATCCCTGGCCAGCGAGGCCTTCTGGCACCATCACAGTTTGGGCACAGAGATCCCATTCAAGACTTGATCAATAAACTTCGCGATGAAGGAACAAAGGAGTCTTACGATATGGCTAAAAAGCTGTATCCGAAGATGCGTGTCTACGCCGCTGTTGTTGTTCGAGGAGAAGAAGACAAGGGCGTTCAAGTGTGGGGTTTTGGTAAGACTGTTTATCAAAAGCTTCTGGGCTTGATGCTTGATGAGGACTACGGTGACATCACTGACCCACTCACCGGCCGTGATATCAAGGTGATCTGCACCAAGAACCCGGGCCAGCAATGGGCAATGACTGAGGTTCTTCCTCGAGGCAAGAGCACACCCCTCTCTAGTGATAGTGAGCAAAGTGCAACCTGGATGCAGAACATTCCTAGCATTGATAACATCTTCCAAGAAAAGTCGTACGACGAGCTGAGCAAGATTATTAATGACTGGCTTTCAGGTGAAGAAGAAGAGGAAAGCACAGGCACAGAACATACCTCTAGTGCTACAACAAGCACTGCTACGGCAGCTACCAGTACAGGCAAGAGCTACACAGACCTAGATGATGCCTTTGCAGATTTAATGGACTAGATCTATTATTTGAAACTTTTAAAAAGGGCTTCTTTGAAGCCCTTTTTTTGTGTAAACATGTTGTTTTCGTTCTATACTACAATCACGTAAGGAGTAACAAATAAATGTCTAAAGATGACTTTACTAAAGACTTGATCAAGTCGCTAAACAAAGACCAGGGGTCTAGGGTCGCATACAATCTGGCTGAAGACACTAGCCCCACACATGTCAAGCGTTGGATATCAACCGGCTCAAAAATGCTTGACTATATTTGTGCCAACAGGAAAGGCGGAGGCTTACCTGAAGGGCGCATTGTTGAAATCTTTGGGCCTCCTTCTATTGGTAAATCACATATAGCGACTCAAATAGCTAGAAGTACACAAGATCTAGGCGGTATTGTAGTCTATATTGACACAGAAAACGCCACGAGTGTAGAAAACTTGCAGAATCTAGGTGTTGATGTCTCTGCTCGATTTGTTTATGTTGACACACATTGTACCGAAGAAGTTCTCGCTATAGCAGAAAAGACAATTCTAAAAGCCAAGGCTCTTGATAAAGATGTTCCAATTACAATTATTTGGGATTCTGTTGCTGCATCTTCTCCTAAGGCAGAGTTACTAGGAGACTATGACAAAGATTCTATCGGCCTCCAGGCTAGAGCCATTTCGAAGGGCATGCGAAAGATAACTGGCGTGATTGGTCAAACAAACTCTTTGTTTGTTATTTTGAACCAGATTCGTACAAAGATCGGTGTAATGTACGGTGATCCTACAACTACACCAGGTGGTAAGGCAATCCCGTTCCATTCTTCAATTCGAATAAAATTAGGTGCAGGTCAGCAGATTAAAGACGGCGACGACGTTATCGGAATTCAGGTTTCTGCAAAAACAGTCAAGAACAAGGTGTCTCCACCTTTTAGAACAGCAAATTTTCAAATTCATTTTGGTAAAGGTATCGTAGAGCATGAAGAACTATTTGACTTACTTAGAAAGCACGGACCGGCTGACCTGGGTGAATATGTTGTTGAGGTTTCTGGATCTAGCCAATGGAAGAAGCTTGAGGTAGCTGATAAGTCAACAGGTGAGATAATCATTGAGAAGAAGTTTAGAAAAAACAATTTTGATGAAGTTATGGCTGACATGCAGTACAAGCACTACATTGATGGCTTAATTGAAGCTTCGCTTATTAAAAAGATGTCAAACACAGATGCAATTGACATTGACACAGAGTCTTATGAAGAAATGAAATCTCTGGCAGAAGAGTTTGACTTAGATGCATCGGAATAGAAACTTAATCGTTGATGCTTATAATCTTTTTACACGCCACTATGTGGCACACCCAGCTATGTCTGAAAACGGTGACCAAATTGGGGGCGTCGTAGGTTTTCTTAATAATTTGGTCAATATGACAGAGCGGGTAAATCCTCAGCGTGTCTATATTGTTTGGGAATCAGGCGGATCAAAGAGAAAGCGTGATCTTTTTTCAGATTACAAGAAAGGAAAAAGACCACAAAAGCTTAACAGGTACTATGATCAGGATATTCCAGACACAGTTCAGAATAGAAACTATCAGGTAAAGCTACTGGTAGAAATTTTAAGCTGCTTTCCAGTAACACAGATATACGTAGAAGACTCCGAAGCTGACGACGCGATAGGTTATATGTGTAAGTACAAGTTACATACAGATGAAAACGTCGTGATCTCTTCGGACCATGACTTTTACCAGCTTCTAAACAAGAAAACAATTATCTGGTCACCTACTTTAAAATCTTTTGTCAATACAAACAAGGTCTTGGAAAGGTATAATGTTCATCCAAATAATTTTTGTTTAGCAAAATCAATATCAGGAGATTCTTCTGATAACATCCCTGGTGTCAAGGGTGTAGCTTACAAAAATCTTTCCAAATATTTTGGCAAATTTTCTCTCGAAGAAGACTATTTAATAGATGACTTTCTAGCAGATGCTAGAGAGCTTAGAGAAAATAAAAAGCTAAAAATGCTTGATGCAATTGATGCTGCAGAAGTTTTAATTCGTCGAAATTGGAGATTGGTCCACCTTGATGTTAATAATTTAGCAGCACACCAGGTTGTTAAGATTGATGAAAAAATTGAAAACTCAAACTTTTCATATGATAATATGAAAGCACACAGGTTAATAAAAAATTCTGGAATTAAAAGTCTAGATTTGATTAGAGCCAACTTTGTTCTTAAACGTCTGAAAGAAGTTAAAAAATAATGAGCAACACAACATATAGTCAAGAAGAAGGCTATTTTTCAAAATACGGTCGACAGTTTCAAGAAAAAATATTTCACTCATTACTGGTAGACCACATGTGGGCCAGTCAAATGTATGAGCTGATGACGGCCGATTATTTCGAGCAAAAATACCTACAGTATTTATGTGATAGGTTCTTCAAGTTTTACGATAAGTACAAGAACTTTCCAACCCGTCAACTCTTGGTGTCTATTATTAGAGACGAGCTTTCTGAAGGCGACGACGTTATTTTGCGCGAGCAAGTAATTGAGTTCTTGTCGAGAGTCAAGAACAATCCAAATTTAGGTGATTTGCAGTATGTCAAAGACAAGACACTCGATTTTTGCAAGAAGCAAGCTTTGCGTCAAGCGCTAGAAGATTCAGTGAAGGCAATTTCTGCAGAAAACTATGAATCTGTCTTAAATATTATGAAAGATGCTGTTGCAAAGGGCGCGCAATCAACGACAGGTCACGACTTCTTTGAGGATTATGAAGCGCGCTTTACTAAGATCACACGGATCACATGCCCAACAGGAATCAAGCAGTTAGACGCCAAAGAGGTTTTAAACGGTGGCCTAGCCAAGGGAGAGATTGGTGTGATTACAGCACCTACAGGTGTAGGTAAGTCTCACTTTCTTGTGCATATGGG